GCCAGAGGGATGGCTGTTTCTGAAATTATTGCTGCTTGGATAAGGCGAATTAGAGTATCCTGGCTGCTCTGTGCCTTCTGTCGAACCCTCTCCGCGCCTAATAAGAATAAGATCGTTCTTATTAAACCCTGGAGAGCTACCAATTACTTGAGCACTAAGTATATTCCAAACATAAGTTTGGCCTTGGTTCACTCTTGCATAGTGGTCAGCTTCCAATCGTCGCTTGTTGACCGTCCATTGCACCCTTATCCATCTATTGCCGGGCAAATCTTCGCGAGTGTTTAAAGTTCTTTGTGTTCCTTCACCGCCTGGATAATTATCAGGATTGCCAAAAATTGCAAAGGTAAAAGAACCCATCCTGCCGGGAGGCTCCAGATTGCCTGCGTTCCGGTCTACGACCATTGAGATGGCCCGGCGAAATACACCACCCTGATCCGCAGGTCTTGCAGAATTTGGTTGTACCGCTGAAGGCACCGTGGTCTGTTGACCAACTATTCTGGTTCTTGGGTTGCGTAAAAATTCTTTGTTCTTTTCAATATCTTTCTTTCTAATCCGGGAGCCAGCCATTTCTATTTCAAATTTTCCAAGACCTGGAACATCCTTATCTTCAAAAATAAGGGGTTTTTCTACATCAGATATTGACGCAGAGAGAAGAATCATTCCCTGATCGTCAGAGAGCTGCGCCACCTCAGATGCCGCAACTGACACAAACTTAAATTCAAGCTCTTTAGGCTCTCCTTGTGGATGCTTGAACCTAATAAAATTGTATTGATCGACAGGCGTGCTGCCCCTGACAACAAAAAATAAATTTATACGTCTAAACCTAAAAGCATTCCCACTGCTATCTACGCCAGCTTCACGAACGTAAACTTGAAACACAGAAGACCTGACAATTGAGCCTGTGTACGTTCCAGAGCGCACTGATACTTCGTTCTTTTGAAATTCGTCTAACTGGTCTGGAGTGGGCAGGTTGTTAAAAGAGCAAATACCATTTAACCGTTGAAAAACTCTACTTCGGATGCCTATCTCAGTTACAACAGCGGGCTTGTTGTTTCTGACGATAGCGGTAGCAATTCTTGTTACGGGATAAAATATAGGCTTAACCCCACTCCCATCAGCAATAAAGTCTTTTTCAGGATCTATAACTTCATGGTCGTTTACGAAACCAATTCTTGCGTCTTGCGACTCTTCAGTATCAATACACCTTAAGCTAATTTTTTGAGTCATATTAATCGTAGGGTCAAACCGTTGATGCCTGCGCCCTATAACCACGAACAATACGTTGCCTACAGCAAATTGCTCTCCAACCTGCATTGCTGCATCGGCTGCAATCTGCTCTGCCTCGACCGTAGCGTTAATGTCATCGACATTTTCACCGCCTCTATTCTTGCTGCGCTGATACTTGTCTTCCGGAATTTCTCCTTTCTTGATTTCAAATTCAACAATGTCGCCAACATCAACTCGATCTCTTTCCGTTAAGTTAGTACCTGGCACGTCAAGCACTGTTCCGTTTGTTCTTATAAGTGCGCTTAAACCCATGCGGGGGCTGTACTGACGACCTTCGCCATCCATATAAAACCGCCGTACTTTTTTTAACAGATCTTCGTCGCCTATGTCAAAGTTTGAATCCTTGTCGCCAGTAATCTTCATTTGGCGCAACGTTAATGCGTGCTTTTGCTTGTCCTCAGTTCCCTTAATGATTGGCACAAGCTCAAAATTTACCCTGTAACCAGTGCCATTGGGAATAGCCCCGTACACCCCAAACTGAGTGTTATTAGTAGGCGAAAACGCATGACAAAAACTTTTAGATTTGGCTCCCGTATCGCTTGGGCATTCAAATACATCATCATCAAGCGCATACTCAAACGGATCTCCTTTACTTGGATCGCCAGCCGATCCATAAAAAAGATTTCTCCGTTCCAAACGGTTAAAGCCTGACGCTGAATCAGTTAGCCCGTCCGTCCGCATCGGTGAGTTTCGCTTCCAATAAAACGCAAAAAAGTCGTTAAACAGAATATCTAAGGCGTTGTTGCCGAGAAAAATACCTTCAAGCTCAGGCTCAATAATCCCATCAGGGCTGACACCATCGGCAAAACCGTGTTCGCCAACAACAAACATCAGCTTGGCTGATTGCTGCGTTCCATGGCTAAACATCCGGGACCAAACCAGCTTTGGCGTAACCAACATCCCGCCAACTTTTTTAGCCTTGACATAACGACCAAAAATGATCGGTATGGGAGAACCGTAATCTGCAAGCTCATTTAAGCTGTCAAATCCACGGCTTGGGACGAAACGGCTTGCAGCATTGATGCTGCCAAGGTCTAGCTGTGATCGTTTTGAAGCTTCAGGTGCTTTTGGCTTTGGCGTCAGCAGGTATGAAACGCCAGTTAATACAAGACTGACCGCAATACTTACAATTGCGGCGGTTATTGGATCGCCGTTAACTACATGAGGAATGTGTTCATATTCTGCAGGTCTTAATCGACCACGCCGCCTTACTTCAGCCGCAAATAGTTGATACTCTTCTTCTGTGATTCCAATTGTCTTGATTAATTCTCTTTCGTACGGAAGCAGTGGTACGTCGTAAACAGTTGGACCGAAGACCATTGCACCTTCTTTGACATTCGATTTACGTACAAAATTCCCGTCTGCCATGTGACTGCGAATGCCCAGGATTGCTGCGGTAACAGCAGAATGTCCCCATCATACTCAGGCTTCTTGACCCGAAAACCCCACTTCAACAAATCACGCGATACTTCCCATTTGCTTGCCTCGTACCAGGACTGCTTAAACGGCGGCGGTTCAATGCCGATATAACCCAAAGCCTTGTAGCAAAGGTGGATACAGTCGATATAACCATCGCTGCCGTCAGCGCCTAGCCGATACGGCATCCCAATTAGATCACTGCAATCGGACACCATTACTAATTGGCAGGTTGCCTACAAGTGTTTGAGTCAAAGATCGATTTGGCACGTCCGTACCAACAGCATCCAAGACAGAACTAAGCTCTATGTTGAGCGAAACGTTGTCCCACTGTCCACCACTGACGACACCTGTGTAAGTGTGAACAACAGTAGCGCCAGGACTGGTCACTGTCTGATCTTCAACAGAAGTGGAGTTTTCAATAATTAACACCTGAACCATCATTTGGTAGCTTTTGATAACTGCGTCCCTACCCCACTCCCTCGTCAAAGCATTGTTTGGGAAAACAAGGGATGCGTCCATCCCATCGCCTGTGCGGTTAACAGTGACGCCAGAAAAACCAAATGGCACAAACTGAAAATTCGTATTTACATTGTCAGCGCCAGTGTGAGTCATGTTTTTCCCAATAAAAAAGTTCTGAAAGCGGAAATCAGCACCGCCTTCAATCACAATTTGCAAGGCATGACCAAATGCAAAGCTTGTCATAGGCCCAACCTCTTACGCGTACCACCGCTCATTTGTAACCTCTTTAACGTTTGCTGTTCACCCTGTTTAGCACCTTGGCTGGCGGCTTGCCTCATGCCAGATTGGAACTGATCAGCGGTTACATAGTCAACGCTGTTGATACGTTCCACGGTGTAGCGAACGTCGATTGGTGCGGCGACTGCTGTTCCGCCACCGCTGTCTTCCGCTCCACCGCTACTGGTAGGAATAACGCTGTTTCCGCGTGAGCCGCGTGAATAACGCGACATGCTTTCACGCATTTTGGATTCAGGGATGACGTACTCAGGCTCACCACCCTCACCAATCAATGCGTTGGTTGGCTTGTTGACAAAACCGCCTTCTGCGAAGGGGCTAACCATTCCGCCGCCAATTTGATTGACACTAGTAAGCCCTGTGCCAAAAGGATCAGTAGAGCTGCCACCACCACCAGGCATTGAAACACCCAGTGCCTTCATGATCGTGCCGTACAAAATCATTGCTAACTGCTGAGCAATAATCTTTTTCGCCATTGCTAAGAAGTCAGAAGCAATAGATTTCAACATGTCTGCTAATGCTTCTTGCCCAGTTTTGGCACCAGTAACAACATCCCCAAAAGCATTCGCAAAAGCACTGCCCATTGATGTAGCAGCAAATGCAACTTGGTTTTGTGTCTCTAAAAGCTTTTCAAGCTGCTGTTGCATCTGGAAGCCAGGGTCAGCTTCAAGCCGACGTTGCGCTTCTTCTTCTTGGCGCTTAGCTTCTTTCGCTGCTTTTTTATTTGCTTCGTCCGTAACCTTTTGCTGTTTTTCGCGCCGATCTAAAATATCTTGTTCAAAACCAGCCGCCGCTTCTAATAGTGCTATTTCTTCTTCACGCGGCAATAAGTTAGCTTCTGAAATTTTTTGCTTTTCAATTTGAAAATTAAGAACAATTCGTTCTGCTTCAGTTAAAGCATCTGACTGACCAAGCAAACGCTTGTTTAAATCAAATAACTCTTGCGACATATCAACACGCTCTTTTGCTGCAGCGCCGCCACCAGAATCTTTGGTTGGCAAAGTAATAGGCGAAGTCCCCGTAGCGCTTGAAGCAATATCAGCGGCACTGGCCGGGAGTTGTCCAGGCACAGCCCCGCGGGCAATGGCTAGACGCCTTGACAGCTCACGCTCAAGAACTTCCTCACGAAACTGTTGAGCCTCAGTAGACCTTCCAAACGGGCCTGGTTTGCCAAATTTATTGTTCGTCTGCAAAGTTGCTGCTTGTTCTGCCGCAAGCCGTGCAGCAGTAGTTTTGCCGCCAGAGGAAACGCCCTCAACAATGTTGCCAACAGTTTTTGCGACACCAGCAAGCAACCCACTGATAAATCGAATAGCAGGCTCAAGCTGTCTAATAACGGTGCCTAGTTCGGATATTGCATCAGTAATCGCAGGTATTGCACTTTCAGTAGCCGCAACCTGAGCATCTTCAACTGCATTTTGGAACTCTTTAATTTTTGCAGCAGGACCATTTAATGCCTGAGCAAGACTTTCAGCACCATCAGACTCAATGCGCTTAAGTGCCTTAATAACAATGTCACTTGTTAGCAACCCTTGGGCTGCATATTCTTTTAGCTTGCCTGCGGCAATCCCTGTCTCATCAGAAATAGCTTGAAGGACTAATGGAGCTTGTTCTGCAATGCTGCGGAACTCATCGCCACGCAATGCGCCAGAGCCTAAAGCTTGCGACAACTGCGTAAAGGCGGCAGAGGCTTCTGCGGCTGTTGCCCCACCAAGGACTGCTGCGGTTCTGAAACCACCAAAAGTCGAAGTTATATCTTCTAAGGAAACACCAAGCGGTCGCAAACGTGCAAAAGCATTTGCAAGTGATTGATTTGCTTCTGTTTGACTAAGTTTAAATTTCTTTGCTGCCTGCGCTGCAGCATTTTGAAGGCCAGCTACTTCGCCAAAACGTTTTCCTAGCAGTTGAATCCTGCGTTCTGATTCAAGCCTTGCTATACCAGTTTGAACACTTTTAAATCCAGCAAAAGCAACAGCAGCCTTGACGATCCCACCACGCAACCCGCCCATGCTTCTACCAAGCCGGGCAGCATTGCTTTCAAGATCCCGAAAACTTCTTATGCCATTTCGACCCATTCGTTGGAATGCGGCCTCAACGTCCCGCGCACTTTTTTGATTTTTCTTTAACGCTTGATCAACTTTTTTACTGTGTTGCTCAACCTTTCGCAGCGGATTAATAGCCTTAGCGGCTTCGACGATCAGTTCTACGTTCGCTCTTGCCACGACTGATCCAGCACTAGCCCTATCCTACCGCCGTCTTGTTTTTGCGCGATCCATTGCCTGCTGTTCCCGTTCACCCTTCAACTCGTAGTACGCAGCAAAATGCACAAGCTCCGCATCGGTTAGTTCCGTACGAAGCCTGCTAAGCGTCATTCCCAATTCGCAGCACAAGAAGAACTCAAAATTGAGCCAGTTGTCCTGCTTTAGTCGTTTTTTGCTTCTTCAAGGTCAGCCTCTTCACCAAGGCCAAACAAGAACAGCTCAAGCTCGTTCAATACAGACTCAGGCAACTGCCGTTGCAGCTTTGGAGCGTCGGCAGAAACAAAAGCCTTTGAGCCATCTTCAAGCTCTGCCATCTGGCACAGCATCTGCGTGCTGATGTCTAATGCTTCTTCAGTGCCAGAAAGGCTTTGTGCTTTCTTGCGGTCAGCGCGTGTGATCGGCTTAAAAAACAGATCAACAACTTTCTTGCCTTCAGCGTTTTTTAGTTCAAACTTGCGGCGCTGGTTGAGATCAAACGCCCCAACCAGCAGATCGACGGTGCGATTTTGAGCCATTAAATAAAAGCTTGCGCTTAAATTATAGACCTAAATCACTCCAAGTTCATAGTGATCGCGCCGCTGGTGACAAAACTGCAGGACACAACAACAAGTTCACCGGCAGTTGAAGTAATCTCCATGTCCGTAATAATGCCAGCAAAACTGACGGAATCAGTGCCAGAACTTGTACCGGTTGTAAACAACTCAAAAGTTGCGTCGGCTGTGTCAGCAGTCGTAACCACATCTTCGAGGAAAGCTGCTTGGCCTGTTGCATCCGGGTCGTAAACCAGCTCAACAGTGCCAGATCCAGAAATCATGCTGCCAACAAAGCTGCGAAAAGTATCGCCCTGTTTTGAAGTGTCAAGCGTTTCTTTCGTAGTGGTTAAGCTCCAACTACGAGTGCCGACGATTGTTGCGTTGGATGAGCCTGCAGCGTCAAACTGGACTGCTCCTTGTTCGCCTCGGATTGTGGCCATGGTCAGAGTTCCTCGATGGATTCAAAGGTCACACGGACCTGGGTTTGGAAGTAGCCCTCGGGTGCTGCTGAAAGCAGTGCCTCTGGACCTGTTGCAGCGTCGAAGAAAACCCCCGACACGATGACCCTATTGTAAAGGTCCCGAATCCTTTTGCCGATGACAAAATTGGCTCCAGGGCCAACACCTTTGGCTGAAAAGATATTGATGGTGACAATCCCGATAATTCTGTTTTGAGAATTAGTTGTCAGCCCTTGGCTTAAATATTCGTTTGCGCCAAAGCTGACAAGGCATTGAACGAATGAAGAATTAGGTGTTGGCTCAAATGCCATGTTGTGAAACACAACAGGAATAGCAGGATCGCCAGCTAGCTCTGTTGCAAGCCTGCCTTCAATGGTGGCCCTAATTGCATTGAGATCAGCAGCGGCCATTAGTTACGCCTCCTGAAAGCACGGATAAATTGCGGGACTTCTTTAGTAGCAATTTCTTTCCCGATTAGATCAGGAAAGCCAGGGACCGTGCCTTGCCGTGTGCGGTACTGACCGCCCCAAGATGATGGCAAACTGTTTCCATACAAAACAGGCTCGGCGTATTCCATGTTGTTTGTGATCTCTGCTTCAAGCTTCCCGATCTTTGTCTGCCAAGCATTGCGCAAACGACCAGTGTCAAAAGGGGTTTGCTCTTTAACCTGACCAGACCAGCTCAATGCTGTCAACTTGACCACTTCTTGAACTTCCTCTTCCATCAGATCAGCAATCTGATCAATTCTGATCCGACGTGCCATCGTTATGCCCTCAGAATTAGTTCGTAAGTGAGCGCCGTGTTGTCTTGCTCTGTCGTTTCAACACGAATGATCTGATGCACAACCGTGCTGATCACGACGCGGTCTTTGGTCTCAGGGGCTGATGGCAGCTCTTTGGCTGCAACCGTTAAACGTTTATCGCCCTGTTGAACAAGCTCATTCACCTCGCGGACGTTTACATCTTCCAAGACACCTTTGACGTTGGTGTCGCTGACTGTCTCAGTAATTGCGCCCGTCGTGGCGTTATAACTGCCAGCGGAAACGTAACGAACTGTCACATCACCACCGAACGTTGCGATGACGGTACCGGCCACTTTTTCAAGGGATTGAGCAAGTCCCATCAGACGCTATAAACAACGACATGACCAGAGGTCAAAGTAATTGAAGTAAAAAGTACGCCTTCAATACAAGCTCCGGTATTGATGTCGATTGCAGACGGGGCGCCTGATCCGTTCTCAGTAATGCCTTCAGAAGTCATCGCAGCAATAACTGAGTCCTTCAAGGCTTCCACCTTGTAAAACCTGCCAGTGTGTGCAGCTGTATCAGTGATGATGATTGCCTTTGACGGCGAATAACCCATGCCCATGATCAGCTCCGTTTAATAGCGATGTTGCCCGGTCCGCTAATTCTAAGCCCTGTCAAGAACCTTTCAAACATCGGCGGTACATGATCAGCGCCAACAGCGCCGCTCTTATCAGGCGTTACATCGATGCTGCCAATCTTGACGTTTTTGAAATCATTCAACCCGCTTAAGCTGATGCCATCAACATTGCTGTGCAAGTAAACAGCAAGCTCAATTTGAGCACGCTTGATTTGATCAGGAATTTCGGTGTCGGTGAAGTAATCGTCGGATATGCGGAATGGAAACCCGGTCGCGTAAGTATTGACGTAAGTATCGGGCTTTCGCACGCCAGTACGCGGCCATTGCAATGCCTGTGTGTCGGTGGCGCGTGCGCCTAAAAATCTTTCGCGGTCAAGCCGCTGTGCTGCCGCCGTCAAAGCACGGTTGCGAGAATCTGCGTTGCCTGTGTCCCACTTAGCAGCGTCAGTGCTGAGCACCATCGCTTCGACAAAGGCGTCAGCCTCAGCCAGCGTTATGTAGCTGTTCGCGCTTGCGTCGCCCGCTGTTGCGTTGATTGTTACTGCCATCGGGCTTCACGTTAGAAGTCTTGGATTTGGGCTTTTCAGGGGCGGAGGCCACCGCTTGCGCAGCAGCCTCGCGTTCCTTCATTCGCCTGAAAGCGAATAAACCCATCAGGAGCTTGCGCCCTTCAGAGCTACAAAGGAAAGGACAATGGCCTCTCCCAATGAACCTCCGGACAGGTTTGCGACGGTAATCGCGAACGAGCCAGCAGCAATTGTGTTGGCCTGAACGAGATAAGCGCCAGCAGTCCCGGCGGAGCTGTGGTTAACCACAACAACGTCAGTAGCTGCAATTTCGCTGTTAGTAACCGCAAAGGTCACTTCAGCGGCAGCCGCTAGGGCTGCGTCGTCAAGGGTGATTTGACCTGAAGCTGCGTTCAGAGTCACACCTGTCGCTTTGCTGGTGGCCTGGGTAACAGTGCCGCCAGTTGTCGGGCCAATGAGTTTGCCCGCTGTTGCCTCAAAAATGGATGCCATGGTTAATTACTCCCTCAATCAAGGTTAGAAGTGGAAGTAATCCGCACGATCCCAATGTTGTTGGTCTCGTAAACCTTCGTCCAGTTTCCAACGGTCTCAAGTTGAGCGCGAGTTGGATTTGAAACAGCAGAGGAGAACTTCGAACCTACCGGGTGGTAGACGTAATGAAGATCGATCGACATTGCATCACTCTTGGCGAGGATGTCGCGATCGGTTTCTGTCTGCAGGCCAAGCTGTTCGCCAGAAGCGATTGCACCTTGGGTGAACAGATAAGAAGCGTATTCAGTGGATGAACCGCTATTTGCTGTTTGAACGTCTGCAGAGACGATCACGCGCAATCCCATGAATGTTGGGACTTGCACCTGGCCGAATGCGTTTGCAGTCGAACCTTGGCTGGCTGCTGTGTCAGCAGCACCATTGTCGTCGTAGATGAAGTCGATTGCACGACGCTCCATCAAGTCGTAGTACACATTGGGGTGTACGCAGATCGCAGCAAGCTTTTCGCCTTGATCGCCTAGCAATGCTTTGCCAGTAACAATTTGACGTGGTCCAAGCACGGTTGGAGTATCACCAGATGCGCCATCAACGGCTAGGCCGAGGAAAGCACCGCCAGCGGTGTCACCAACTGCACCGAACACACCGCCAAGGCAGGACAGAAGATCTTTCTGACGCTGGTTGGCAATGTAGTCAGCAATCTTGGCGCCAATGGCAGCCATCGGGTCAGAACCAGCAGCCAAGGCAGCTAGGTCGCGTGACTCGAAAGCACGACCACGGTGCAAGACAGCAGCAACCTGCTTGTCTGCGGTGATCTTACCTGGGGTCAGTGAAGAACTATCAGTAAGAACTTCAAAGTCACCAGCAAGGTTGGCTTTGTAGAAAGGAACTTGAACAAAGTCCCCACCACCCTCTGCTGCATTTAGCTCAGCCATTGGCTGCACCACACCGCTTGCCAGGAAGGCATCACGCAGAGTGGTTTGCTCAATGACGTAAGGCGTAAATACCTCAGGGATGATGATGTCGCTCCTAAGAGTCGCCATCTGTCAAAAAAAGAGAATGTTTACGGTGTGGGCACAGCCCTTAGGCGCAGCACAGCTTTGCCATTAGGTCACATACTAACGGTTAGCTGCGTTTTTCAACCTTTCATACATGTCACGATCGGTTTTAAATAACCGTGATTGTTCTGTGAGGTTGAACGTTTCTTTGCTGAATGGATTTTTGACACCAGCAACAGAATCACTTGTTGCACGGCCAGATGGTGCGCCACTGCCTTGTGGCTTGGGTTGCTTTTGCATCCAAGCTGGCAAAGTCTTGGCCCATTCACCGACAGGTGTTCGTTGATAGCCATCGACAACAACGACGGTGCCATCAGGCTCGCGCTCGATTTGTTCACTCGTCAGCTTGGTTTTTAAAATTAAGTCAGGGTCATGAACAACATCAGCCAAAGCACTGACAGCAGGTGTGATTAACTCCAGCTCACGAACACGCGCTTCGAGTTCAGAAATGCGCTTGTCCTTCTCCGCCGTCGCCTCACGGAACTGTTGCTCCAAAGCTTGTCGGGCTTCGCCATACTTGCCTTGCTTTTCCAGGTCTGCTTGTTCCGCCTTAGCTTTGAAGTCCAGTAACTCCTGAACATCAACGCCATCAGGCACAGCCTTTGCTTGAGCTTTTGCTTTTTTGTACTCATCGAGCAATTCAGCGTTTTTACGCCTCATTGATTCGAGTTCTGTTTTTAATTCGCTGGTGTCAACAGATTGCTCCACAGGAGCAGTTTGTTCTTCGGACATGAATTAGCCACAGGCTAAATTGCATCACCACTTTACTTTGTCCGCCCAATATGCGGCACTTGTTTTTCCTTTGGCGATATTCTTCGCATGACGCGCTTTAAAAGACGCACGCTTTTTCTTATCCGTCGCTGATTCACCCTTGCGCGGCGGCTTTGTCTTAGCGCCCTGCATCCCAAAACGTATGAGCTTCGGGCTGCCTTTAACGCTGACCACAACGGCGTGTGATTTGCCGCTCGAATGATTCGGCGTCTTAATCGGCTTGTCGTAGCCCGCAAATGTATGGCCACCACGCTTGATGGTCATTTGCCTTTTGGTGCCGCCTTTAATTGAGAGCGACGCTTCAGAACAGGATTGCCAGTGCTTTCTGATTTGATCCGCACAACAGGATCAGCGTCTGTGCCGACACGAGTTACCGTGCCGCCGCTTGGCCCTTTGACTGATGCACGCTTGCCACCGCTGCCAGTAACAACGCCAAAAGTCCGCTTGCCCTGGTAAACCCAGCTAACGCGAGAACCCTTTTTCACTTTTTCTTGCCTCCTTTCTTTTTCTTAGCAGGCTTCTGAGGTTTCTTTGGCCCGGAATAGCTAGGCATCAGGATTCCTCCTTAGCTTCTGCTTTCTTGGCCACAGCTTTTTTAGCTGCAGGTTTGGCTTTCTTCTCTTCGCCCGGAAGCGTAAGTTGAAATCTGCTATGAAGCTTTGCCACTGGGGTAACGGCGCTTGAGCTGATCCAAGGTTAACTCTGAACCGTCTTCACTGACAAACTTGCGTATTGCCTTTGTCGGCCCATACTTTCGCGCCAAGCGATTGAAGTACGGAACCTTCTCCGGGCCAAGAACATCAGCCTTCACAGCTTTACTTTGATTACTCAGCCATTGCCCATAAGTTTGATTAGCAGGCACCAAGCCATCAGAGCTTCTGCGCTTGCCAGGTTTTGGCGGCGGGATTCCTAGCCCTTTGTAATCAATCAACGGAACAGTCGTTGACCTGCAGTTGAAGTGTTGCGGCGGAACTGGACCTTTGCCGTAGTCAAATTCTTGACCATCTAACGCCTGACAGATCGCTGATGTCCGGCTGTCTAACGTCGCGACGTACCGGTAACGCTTGGTCACATCTTGATTGGCTTCATACACCTGTTGGCTTGATGCGTTTGCTACTTGGTTGATGCTGGTACGCACCATCGCCATCACTTGATGATTGGCCACGGCTGTCACTTCACCGCCAGCCTGCGCCATCTGCCGCAAACTTCCCGGCTGACCAAATCGCAAACGACCCTTTAAGCGCCGCGCCAACTTGTCAGTTGATTCACCAGTCAACAGTCCATTTCGCACTGTTTTGGCGAAAAGATCAGCTTGCGATTCAGCCAAGCCACGAAACGACTTTTCCAGCACTTTGCCATTTGGCAACGTGATTGTTGTGCCTTGCGCCGCTGTCAATTGGAACGTTGTAGGCGCTCCAGTTACTGCAGCTTGTAAGTCATCACTGAGCGAAACAACATTCAGTGCAGTTGGATCGACGGTGGCAACGGACTGCGCAAACTGCGGGCTGATCTGCACACTGCGAATCTGATTACGCAGCTCAATTGGCAACGCCTTGCGTAGCTGCTCTTCTACAAACTCAGATTGCAAAAGTGTCAACCCTTGCAGCTCTTCAACCGCCAAAATTGTGCTCGATCCGGCCCATCCATTCAGCGATTCTTTTAGTTGCGCGAGAATGGCCCGAAGCCGTGCAGCCTTGCTAGGCGCAGACAACTCATCAATCCCACGAAGCTGATCAACAGCGTCCAAAATAAGATCGTTGTATGTGCGAGCGATGCGCTTTGCGACACCGTTGCTAAATCGGTTGAGATCGATGGCATTGCGGTAAAGCTCGGCAGGTGTACTCATTTTTCATAGATGCCAAGGGCTTGAGGTTCTTCAATACAAACAACAGCGGCATCGGCGCCAAGCTTTAACGCGTTATCCAAGATTGACGTAAATTCCGCCACGACATCTTTGTCATAAGTCGCAATACTGCTTTCGGTCACGGCGCAAACCTTGCCGTCCAAATACCACGTCAGTCTGATGACTGCAAAATACTGATTGGCAAGCCTGTCATGCGAATAAAAGAAATCCCGACTTGATGGTTGTTCTGCTTTTGGCCTCCGCAAATCATCAAGCCACCCCATCGGTTACCTCCGGTTCTCCTTCAGGTATTGTGACTTCCTGCTGCGGGACTGGCTGCGGTGTTTCAAGTAATCCGCCAGCCTGCGTTGCTTCCAGCTCGGCCTCAACATCAAAGTCATCACCAAGCACTTCGCCCGCTTCGAGCTGCAATAACAGCGTTTCTTGTGTCACCGTGCCAGCGGTGTAAAGCTGCAACAACGCTTGAATCTCTTGTGGCTCAAGCCTTGCGCCCATAAAGTCACGATTAACAAGGCTGCTGCCAGCTTGTGACTCCTGCAGGTAATCAGCATGGAAGCGTAAGCAGTTGTCGATTAAATCTTGCATCTGCTGCGCGACAACCATCATCGTGCTGTCGCCTTGGCTGCGATCAATCCGTTTTGACTCGGCAGTTTCTGCGCTGAGCTTTGCACCCATTACCGCAGCAAGGCCAAGATCATTAATCTGCGAAACGATTTGATCCAACCTGCGGAACTGCGCGTCGTAGCTGTTGCCAGCCGGTTCGATATAGCTCGCCGCTGCTCCCTCGGGGAGGCTTAGTGCTTCACCTGGGCCTGCGCTAATTTCTTCTGCTGCTGCAGGGAAGCCAAATAACGCAAGCATTGGTACTGCACTGATGTGCAGTTGATTCCCAAGATCAGACTGAACCTGATAATGCTGCAGGTTTAGCTCAGCAATATCAGCCAGCGGTGGGAACGACTCCAAAACACCCACGCGGTTGGAATAAGCAACGCTGAACGGGATCTCGCTGAGGCTTGTTGTGCCTTCATCAACAACACGGAAGTCACCCTTTTGATCTTTTTGAAAGATCTCAAATGCGCCAGGAGTTAGGACGCGCACCTGCTCGACTTGCTTTTCCCCATACAAACCATCGGGAATAAGTACCTTT